GATGAAAGATACATTGCTGCTGGCACGCCTACAAAGCTCTACGCAATGAGTGAGGGTGGAGTCTTAAAGGACATCACGCCAACAACATTCACATCTGGCATCACAGACGCAACGCTAAAGACTGGTTACGGCTACGGCACTTATGGCTCTTCTGCCTACGGTGTGGCGCGTCCAGATTTAGGTGCAATCATTCCAGCGACTACTTGGTCAATGGACTCATGGGGCGAGTATCTGGTTGCGTGTTCATCTGCCGACGGTCAGCTCCTTGAGTGGCAGTTAGGCTTTACCACGCCAACAAAGGCGGTGGCGATTACTAACGCGCCAACGAGCTGCGAGGCTGTGATGACGACAGCAGAAAGATTTGTCTTTGGACTTGGCGCATCAGGTAATCCACGCAAGGTATCTTGGTGTGATCAAGAAAACAATACCGTTTGGACACCATCGGCAACCAATCAGGCAGGTGACTTTGAGATCAATTCAGTCGGGTCTCTGAAATGCGGTAAGCGCGTCAGGGGTATCAATTTACTGTTTACCGATGTCGATGTCCATGTGGCGACATACATCGGTTTGCCTTATGTCTATTCCTTTGAGAAGGCAGGATCAGGTTGTGGCGTTATTTCCTCACAGGCAGTAGCAGCCATTGATACGGCAGCCATTTGGATGTCTAAGTCAGGCTTCTGGGTATATGACGGCTATGTCAAGCCCTTAGTGTCGGATGTTGGCGACTACATCTTCCAGAACATCAACTACAACCAGTCAAGCAAGGTCTACGCAGTACACAACTCAAAGTATGGCGAGATCATCTGGTTTTACCCGTCTAGCGCCAGCAATGAGAATGACTCCTATGTCGTCTACAACTACCGTGAAGGGCATTGGGCTATTGGCTCTTTGGCTCGGACTGCTGGAACTGACAGAGGCGTATTCACCAATCCTTTGATGATTTCGTCAGATGGTTATGTCTACGAGCATGAAGTCGGCTACGCCTACGACAGCGCTGTCCCATTTGCTGAGTCTGGTCCTTACGAGATTGGTAATGGGGACAACATCATGTCGGTGCGTCGGGTTATCCCAGACGAGCAAACGCTGGGCGAGGTCGTCGTGTCCTTCAAGACTCGTATGTACCCAATGGCGACTGAGACGACTTATGGACCGTATGCAGCAGCTCAACCGACAGATGTGAGGTTTGCTGCCAGACAGGTTAAGGTCAGGTACACGGGCAATGTCTTAGAGGACTGGCGTGTAGGCGTTAACCGATTTGATGTTGTCGCAATGGGTAAACGGTGACTTAGAATTGGATCAAGAATTAAGGGCAGGAAAAGTACCCATCTGTATTCGAGACGATTACATTGTGTACTTGGAGTTCTTTAGGGGTAATTTGTGGATTCATGTGGAGATCAGAAGATGGTCTTCTGGGGTCAAAAAGGACTGCTTGAAGAGCATTGCTCTGATTGAGAATTTAATTGGGAAGCCTATCGTCGCGCTAATACGCGAAGAAGACATCAAACTTGTAAGATTTGCCAAGTCATTTGGCTGGTCTGAGAAATGTCAAATATCACTATTGGACGGTTCTAAGGCTTTTATCTACACCAACAAGGTGTGACAAGGGAGATGATATGGGTGGAGTAGTAAGCGATGTAACTGGGTCTTTAGGAAATGCCATAGATAATGTTGGGCAAGGTCTTTCACAAGGGTTTGAAAATACCGCAGGTTTTATTGGCGGTAGTGGTGGAATACTTGGACAAGTTGAAAAAGGCATCACAAATACCGTTGGTGGTGTATCAAATGCCTTAGCAAATATTGACGACGCTATACCTCAAGAAGCCAAGATCGCAGCAGCTATTTACTTGGCAAGTCAAGGTATGCCAACTGGCGCAGAAGGCGGTATATTGTCTGGCGCAAATGCAGCAGTCGCTGCTGACAACGCTTACCTTGCTAGTTCGGCTGCTGCTGGTGCTGGTGCTGGTGCAATCGCAACTCCCGTTGCAACTGGATCAGTCGTTGCGTCACAACTTCCATCTTTAGGCGCTGCAACTGGTACTGGTGCTACAACAAGCGCTCTTGCACCATCAACATATAACGAAGTCCTTAGCCAATTAACGCAATATCCCACAACTATTGCTCCAGAAGTGCTATCAAGTGCTGGCGAGATGACTGCGCAGCAAACACTTGCAAAGATTGCAGCAGAGCAAGGTGGCGGTGGAATAATTGGCGGTGCTGGAAACTTAGCAAGTAGTGCTCTTAACTGGGCTACGGCTAGTCCACAAAACGCATTGATGGCAGCCAGCCTTGGATTAACAGCATCTAAGGCTTTGGGTGGTGGTACTCCAACATCAAGCACAGCAACAACTAACATTGACCCAGAAGTCAAGGCTGCATATCTACGCAACCTAGAAGAAGCCAGAGCAACGGCTGCTGGTTTGGGTGCAAAGCAGTTTGCTCCATACGCTGACTACAACTTAGGTATGGTTCAGAAGTACATGAACCCATATGAGCAAAGCGTTATACAAGGAACTTTGGGTGACATTGAGCGTGCTCGTCAAGGTCAAATATCTGCTGAAGGTGCAGCAGCCACAGCAGCCAAAGCCTTTGGTGGTTCACGCCAAGGCGTAACCAGATCATTGGTTGATGAGGCTGCACTACGCAATGCAACTAATGCCGTCGCTCAACTTCGCAATACTGGATTTGCTCAGGCTCAGAACTTGGGTCTATCGCAACAACAAATGCTCCAGCAATATGAGCAGCAGAAACTCGATGCACAACGCAACTTAGGTCTAGAGCGTTTGAATGTGGCGCAAGGCGCACTAAGTTTGCAACCTGCAAATATCGGTGGAAGCACTACAACTCCAATCTATCAAAACCAAACAGCATCTGCTTTAGGAGGTGCTCTTGGTGGCGCAACATTGGGTAAGTTAATCGGTGGAACTGCTAACCCTGAGTATGCTGGCTATGGTGCTGGCATTGGCGGTTTGCTTGGTTTCATGTAAGGAGTAAATGATGGCAACAATGCAAGACTTTAGTGGTTTACTCTTTGGCGGTGGTGGTACTGGTCTCGAAGGATATATCACGCCAGAACAACAACAAGCAATTCAGCAGCAGTCAATGCTGCAAGCAGCATCTGCACTCTTACAGGCTGGCGGTCCAAGCCGTCAACCGATCTCTTTAGGTCAGGCACTTGGTGGTGCTCTGCAAGCAGGTTCTCAGGGCTATCAGCAAGCACAGACAGGTGCAATTCAAAACCTATTGACACGCCAAAAATTAAATGAAGGTGCATTAGAGCAAGCCAGAATGCAAGCCTACCTTAACGCTCTTGGCGCTGAAGGTGGTGCTCCAGCCATAGCGGGTCAAGGCGGTATCCCAGCAATGCCTATGGGTGCTGGTGGTGTGCCTCCTGCTGGCTCTGCACCAACTGCAATGCCTATGGGCGCTCAAGCTCCTCAAGGTGGCGGTGGGATGTTTGCAGGGCTTACGCCAGAGCAAAGAAGAATTCTGCCCTTAATGAAACCAACTGAGGCTATCGGTGAAGCGTTTAAGGCTGCTGGACAAAGAGCTAACCAGTTAAGCGATTCAGAACTTGCTGGTTTAGGTTTACCGCCAACAACACTTGCGTACAAGATGCCTAACGGTGAGACAAAAATTGTCTATCGTCCTGACTATCAGTACATTGAGACACCTTCTGGCGGTAAGCAGTTAATGGACATGAACAATCCACTTGGCATAGTGCCTAAGCCTGTGCAAGACAGAGTGGCTGCAAGTGGAACAGTACCAAAGCCAACTGGCGGTGCTCCTACCTATGGTGGTGGAATGGCTCCAGCATTGAAGCCTGAGCAGATTATGACTACGGTGGCTGAGTGGGATAAGAATTACAGAACACCAGTAGAGACAGTCCTATCAAGTTACAACATCGTTAAGGACTTGGTGACTACGGGTCAGGCTGGTATCTCTGACTACGGTGTCTTGATTAAGGCGATCAAAGCACTTGAACCAAACTCTGCTGTTATGCAGGGTGAGGCACAGTCTGCGCAGCAGATGCAAGCCATTGCAGACCGTATGCAGGGTTTTGTTGACAAGATTTCTGCTGGTGGTGTCGGTAGTGATCAGGCAAGACTTGACCTTGCTAACTTAGCCAGATCAGGCGCAAAGGTGGCTATTGAGACATACAACAAGCAAGCAGATCGCAAGTCTCAATTACTTGGTAGGTATGTACCTCAATCAGTTATTGATTCAACATTCCAGAAGTATCAGATTCCAGAAGACATTACCTCTAAAGTAAAAATGGAACAGTCAATGAAAGCTGGAATGGCGCAAACTCCTCCTGCTGCTGGTCAGCAAATGTGGCGCTTTGAAAATAATAAATGGATATTTAGATAAGGTGGTCTTATGGCAGTCGAATTTGTAGAAGGTTTTGGACCAATAGACTTCCCAGAAGGGATGACGCAAGCGCAAAAGATTGACGCTCTGTCTAAACTTCCAAAGCCTGAGACGCAACGCATTAGACAATTCGCTCAGGGTGCGACTATGGGAACTGCTGACGAAGCAGAAGCCCTAGTTCAGTCACAGCTTAAAGGTACGAAGTACGAAGACGAACTGTCTGCTATTCGCCAAAAGATGGCGGTTTACAAGAAAGCCTATCCAGTCGAATCGGCAGGATACGAAATCGGTGGTGCTATTGCACCTGCCATTGCTGCTGCACCATTTACTGGTGGTGGCTCTTTAGCTGTTGGCGCTGCACAGGCTTCTCCAGCATTGTCAAGACTAATGATGATGGGTGGTGCTCAAGGCGGTATTACTGGCGCAGCAAGCGCTGAAGGTGATTTATTGTCACGCGCTAAGGCTGGCGCAGTAGGTACTGCTGAAGGCGCTTTGATCGCTCCTGTGGCACAGCAAGTCATTAAGGCTGGCGGTGCTTTGATCAATGGCGTGATCGACGCAACCCGTCGTCGTGTCGGTGACCGTGGTGCGAAGGTCGTGGAGACCGAGATCAATCGACTGGCTACCGAGTCAGGTCTGAGTGCCGATGAGATTGTCCAGAGAATCTCTCGCGGTGAGATCATGGCAGAGAACGCAACGCTACAAGACGCTGTGCGTGCCTTTGCGCGTGGCGGTGGTAAGGCTGCAACTGCACTCAAGGAAGCGTTAACCCGTCGTCCTCCAGCTCTTCGAAATCAAGCGATGGGTGAACTGCAAGCAGGACTTGCTGGAGATTTAGACGCTAATGTTTTGAGGTCTTACCGTTTGGGCGAGCAAGAGTTGGGTAAGTTGGAGAGCGATTTGTACACGGGTGCTTATCGCATGGGCGGTGTCATCAATAAGCCAATGCTAGACGCTGCCTCAGACGCATTAAAACGCACTCCAGAGGCGGGTAAAGCAATCAATGATGCCTATCAGTCAGCGACTGGTAAAAAGCCATTCTGGACAGTTACACCAGCAGGTGATGTCAACTGGAGTCGTACCCCGACATTGGAAGACATGGAGATTATTCGTCGTGGCGTGGCATCCGCAAAGAATGCTGCGTTTACTGGTGGCTATGGTGAGGTCGGCAAGAACTTAGGTGCAGCCGAGAATGCACTTCGTGGTGAGATTGATACAGCATCTTTGGCTTTGAAGACTGCACGCCAAACATTTGCGAATAACCGTTTAGCGTCTGAGTCGTTTGATGCTGGTCGCAAGGTATTTACAAAGAGCGCTGACGAGATCGCATACGACTTTGAGAACCTAGCAAATAAGAGTACAGGTGCTGCCAAGGCTTTCAGAGCTGGCGTTATGGATGCACTACGCAACAAGTCAAGCCTTGGTGCTGGTAAGACCATGATGCAAAAGATTGACGATCCAGCGTCTAAAGAAGGTCAGATTTTGCGCACCATATTCCCGCAAGACGAGCTGGACAGTATGCTTGCAACCGTTGGTCGTGCGTCTCAGTCTCAGAAGGCTGCAACTGCAATCCTTGGTGGATCATCCACAGCGCCAACTGTCTTCAACCAGAACCGCATCGGTATGAACATCTCAACCGAAGAGGTTGCTGGCGCTTTGTCTGGAAACATTGGAAGCTATGTCTCCTTAGCTAGAAAAGCCTTGGCAAAGTCTTCACCTAACCTGACAGACGAGCAAAGATTACAGGTTGCTAAAGTCTTGGTGTCAGAAGACCCTAAGTTTGTGATGAATGCACTCAACGATCAGGGTGGCATCAAGATGCTGCAAGACCGTGTAGCGCAGTTATTTGGCACAGCACAGCGCGTACTGCCTTCGGCTGCTGCGATAACTGCTGGAAGCTATGCACCAAATATCTCTGGTGGACTTTTAGGAAAATAAGACGATGGCTGACTACATTGGCGCTACACCGCAGAACCCTTTGCTTGGTTTGCTTTATGGTGGCTACGATTATTTAAGGTCACCACAACGCACCCAGCAGATGCAGGGTCTGGCTAGTCTGCTTGAGTCAACTGGCATACCTAAGACCATTGAGCGTATGTCCTACGGTGAACCGTTGACGAACATAGGTCAAGCCAATGTGCCATTGCTAAAGCCAGAGACTGCTGAAGCAATGATGACGGTTGCGCCTATGGCTGGTCCTGCTGCAAGGGCTACCGCAAAAGGTGTGCAAAGAGCTGGTGGTCTGCTTGGCTCTCAGATCAATCGTGCAATGCTTGGTGAAGGCGGTCTGCTTGCACCTATTACTCCGCAGCCAATGTTTGCAGTTAGCCCAATAAATTTAAAAAAAGGCATTTACAAGCCTGAGTTAACGATGGAAGAGATGTTGAAGGTTAAAGACATTCCTACCGTTGACAGGGTAAAGCAGTCAATCGATCTTGTTGGTGAAAAAGAATTTAAAAAGATGGTTGATGCGCAATACAAAAAATACAAACCAACCGATCAGGATCAAGAAGCAATGCTTGTTGAGTCTGTAACTCTTGATATTCTTGGTAAGGCGCAAAGATCACCTTATCCACAAGAACAGGCATTGCGTACTGCACAGGAAAATGCTGCAACGCTTGGACAGTCTGCTAAACAAGAGACAAGAATGTTGCAACAAGGATATTACCCAGACTGGTATCACGGTTCTACTGGTGACATTACAAACTTTAGACCAGACCTTCTTGGTGAGGCTACTGGCGCTGCAAGCGCTAAGAAGGCGTACTTCTTTGCGCGTGATCCGCAAAATCCTCCTGCTGGTTTATTACAAAAAACTACTGATCAAGAATCAATAGATTTACTCAAACGATTAGGCAAGACAGATAAAGAAATCGCTGCACTTAATGCTGTATCAATGGAAGGAAACGCTGCTCAGACTGCATCTGGCTATGCCCAGATTGGCGGTTCAAGGGAATACAGAGAAGCAATGCGCAAAGCAAATGCAGCAGAGAAGCGCAAAGATTGGAATGAGTACGAGAAGCAAATGCAAATTGCTGAAGATTCTGAAATAAATAGAATGAACTATGCGCAAGGCTTAGTGGCTAAATATGGAGATGCTAGAGATGAGATGCTTAGAGCAATTAATGAAAATACTATATATAGCAAAAAATTACCGCAAGCAGAACTAGAATTATTAGACGCAAAATATAAAGAACTCATGCCATATGGTTGGTATAACACTTATGAACCTAAGCAATTTCAAGAACTAAAAAAAGAATTAGTTAATCTTGTAGGAAAAGAATCTGCTGCACCAGCTTTAAAAAAGATTGATGACTTTATGTCTGTTAAAGCTGAAAGAATGATCTCGGAGAATACACAAGAAGGTGGTAATGTTTTGCCAGTCGCTTTGCGTTACAAGAATCCAATGGTCTATGACTTTGCTGGAAGCTCTTACAGAGATCAAAGTTATTCAGACTTGATTGATCAGGCTATGGCTGGTGGTCACGATGCCTTGATTATGAAGAATACATACGATCCAGCGTCTGGTCCATCAAAACTGATTGATGTTGGTGCTGTATTTAGTCCTGATCAAATTCGATCACACTTTGCTGCCTTCGATCCATTCCGCAAAGATGTAGCAACCGCAACTGCAATGGGTGTTGCATTACCTGATCTGCTTGCGAGTCCAGTAGATCAGCAGCGCCAACAACCAAATATTCAAGACTTGATTGACTACGGGCTACTTTCCCCTTAAACACGACTTCTCAGCGCAATAAGCTCCAGCACATTAGGGTCATTTTCCTGACCCTTTGCTGGTGAGTACAGCGCTCGGTATCTTTCCTCTGCTTGCGGTCTTGGCTCACATAAGTAGTAAACCGCAAGAGACTTGCGTGCAAAGTCTTCTGGGCATTGAACGGATCGTGAGAGTCCATGCAATGAGTTTGTTGTGTCAAACAGCACAGCACGATTGAATTTAGGCATCACCTCTTTTACTAGGTCAGACGGCTCGATCCACATCCCTAAATGACCTCCAAAGTCTTTGTGCCAGTCTGGTGTCAGGTACACGATTAGATTTAACCGTCTCTCAAGCAATAGCTTTGGGTGTATGGAGTAGTCCAGATGCGGGTTTAGCTTTCCCCCAGAGATGTGCCTGTGCATACCAGCACCATGCAGACCAGCGTCAGCGTAGAGCGTGCAGCCAGTCAGGTGCTCAATTTGTTGCACAAAGTCAGGAGACACAAGGTGCTGCATTGCTTTGTAGATACTGGCTGGGAAAGCACCCCAGTAATTCATCGTTGACTTGTGTTCTAGTGCGTTGTTGTAATGCACCCAGAAGTCTTGCACCTTGTCAAAGTCTTGAGATATTTGCAGAGCGAGTTGATCTGGAAAGAACTCGTCAATCACTAAATGTTTGAATGGGTGCTCGGACTGCCAAGCGAATGTGTGTGTCTTCATATCTCACCAAAGAATGCTGCAATCAACGGGTCGCGCTTAATCTTGCGTCTGAGTTGGTTCTGCTTGGTTAGTCTTCTTTCCTTTGCGTCTGCATCTTCTTTGGCTCGGTGCTTACGCAACCGTGAGCTGCTGCTCACAGGCTCTGGCTTATCTGCATCGACTCCAATGCCGTACCTATAAACAGCAGACCATTGCGTCACGCTGGTCTTACGCCATGACTGGATGTGGACATTGCCTTCTTTGCGTAGCTTGGCGATCATGTCTCTGCTGGACCTGATAGTGCAGAAGAGAACCTCAGCCAGCTCGACTGCCGTGTACCCCTTTTGAGTGATCATGTTGACCAGCTTGGGCAGTCTGGTGGACTTCATTTGTCCTTGTCCAGACTCATGTATAGAACCGCAAAGATGACTGCCACGCCTATGCAAGCGCCAGCAAACAGCAAAACAAATAAGGTCAAGATACTGTGTAGTGCGTCAATCATAGTTAAGCCCCTTAAGTTTTAATTCAATATTCTTTGCTGTCTGCTCGATGTCGCAGCCCCCTTTTGCGTAAGCAATACACTTGTGTATCTGCTCGTCGGTGAGGGACACCCACACTCTTTTGTAAGTCTGGATGTCGTCTTCATCAACCCTGCGGTGCGGTACTGAGATGCCTATGTGTCGTGTCATACCGTCTTCTCCTCTATTACTCGTGCCTTGCGTGACTTTATCTCATTGGTAACAATATCGAGTGCCTTCTCAAGCTGCGCAATAGTGGTGATGTCGAGCTGTGCGTCGTGCAGCTCCATGACATAGTTGATCGCTGTCAGCTCGGATGCCTTTGCCACAAACCTATCCTCACGGTTGATACCGCGACGAGACAACTCCAGCAATGCGTCCTGTCCTTCTTTTATTTCATCAACATACTCATGTCCGATGCCAAGCCTTGAGAGGGCTTCGGAGACATTCAGAGCAGAGATGATGGAGTCGATGTCGTAACGCTTTGCCTGACCCGTCCTGAGCGCTTCCAAGGCACTATGGTTCTTTATCTTTAGATCGATAACCGCGCTGCCAGTAGCGGACACAAGTCTAAAGCCGTTGAGCACATAGGTGGTGGCATCGAGGCGCACACCTTTGGGTTTGTATTTACTTCTTTTTCGCATTGCGTTGTTTTAACCTTGGGCAGTTTATGCAGAACACTTTTTCCTTGGACTGACACACGCCAAGGGTCTCGCACTTGGTGCGTAGTACAACCCACGGTGGCGGTGTCACCCATCTAGTTTTTACTTCTGTCATTGCTGAGAAGCAATCATTTGAGTCTCTAACTCTTTGACGCGCTCGGTTAACTCCTTAACGGTTAACTCTGCAATCTCCAGCTCGTTGCCGTGAGCGCGTTGCGCCATCTTCATTCCACTATCGTATCCAAGCATTGCACCTTTGTGGGCTACTTCGCTTACCAGCTTGGCGATGTCCTGTGGCGACATGATGCGTGCCTTGCCTTCAGATGCCTTCAAGTAACCCAGAACGATCTCTTCGATTTTCTTTTGGACTGACATATTAGTTTCCTGTAATTAAGAGAGCTGCAATGATGCCGACAGATACGCCAGCAAGGAAGATGAACACGCAGTCAACAAGTCTTATTGACTTGTCTTGGTAAGGTCCATCGACTTCTAAGTTTTGTGTGTAGTTTTGGTGTTTCATTATTCGCTTTCAGAGTTAAATTGTGTAAGGGCTTCTTCGCAGATGTGATCTACGATGGACTGCATCAGAAGGTGGGCGATGTCAACCTTATCGCAATAGGCATTGACGAGGTTCATGCACGCTGGGAAGTCTGGCGCTTCCCCGTGATTGAGTTCTTCGGGTTCGTGTTCGAGAAAGCAGACGAGAGTTACCCCTTCTACTTCGCACTTGAATCTGAATAAAGTTTCTAGCATTTCGTTTGCTCCTTTAATAATCTTGACCAGCGCGTGCAGGTTGTGCGCCAAGGAATTGGGGGTTATAGGGTGCGTTGTGATTCCAAGTTTTGTCTTGGTTCAAGATGGCTAATGCGTCTTTGGCGCTGGATGCCTCATAGTCACGGCAGATGGCAAGCTCGATGCCGTTGTCATACACCGCAACCCATGCACCTGAGACGGTGCAGTTAAGGCGTGGATTGAACTTCTCTTCTTGGCAATAAACTTCTACGATTTTCATGTTTGCTCCTTAGCATTGGTTGTTGATATGCCGATCATACATTATTTGACTCAGTAGTCAAGACCATACAACTTACTCAACTATTACCACAATACAATAGACCCTGACAGGGTGTAGTTTCCCTGTCTGCTGTGCCTTATGTCTCCGCAAGAGGTGCAGTTGCCTTATAGGGGTGAGCGTCAAACCTCACCCCTTTTTTTGTTTGCCTTGTTGAAGTAATCAATTCTAGGTTAACATAGTCAGCATGAACTACTTAACTGAAATAATTGAACGCGCTGAAAAGGCGGGTTTTAAGATGGCTGATATATGCCGAGAGGCTGGCATTGATCAGGCTCAGATGTCACGCTGGATGGCGGGGCATACCGTACCCCTGATCACCTCAATAGAGAAACTCAGAACCGCCACAGATCGCTTGATCATTGGTCGCATCAAGTCGCTTGAGGTCAAGAATGATTAGGGTGATGGGTGTGGATGTTGGCGCACTCGGAGCATTTTCTCTGTATGTTGACGGCAAGTTTGAGCAGGTCGTCGATATGCCCATCGTGGAGGTGCTTAGAGGTGGCAAGAACAAGCGCCAAGTCTCTGCGCAGGGCGTAGCAAGCATTGTCAAGGTCTTCGCTCCTACGCACGCATTTGTAGAACGCACAGGCGCAATGCCAAACCAAGGCACTGCCAGTATGTATGCCTTCGGCAGAGCTGCTGGAATCATTGAAGGCGCACTCGCGTCTTTCTCAGTACCGATCACCTACATCAATCCCTTGGTGTGGCAGAAGGCTACGGGTTGCGCCAAGGGTAAGGACGCTATACGCCACAGGTGCATGGAACTGCATCCAGAGCACCAGCAAGTGTTTTCTCGCGTTAAGGACTCTGGCAGGGCTGACGCAACCATGATCGCTTACTTTGGGAGTCAGGCTAAATGATCGATCAAGTCAACGCAACCTACAACCACGAACTAGTCAAACGCATGATTGAAGAGGCGGTCTTAGCAGAGCGCGAAGCCTGTGCTGCTATTTGCGACGAGCTGCACAAGGCGCGAGTCGGCAAGGACAACTACTTCGCATTTGCTGCTAACGCAATAAGAGAACTGAGAGCTAAACAATGATCGACGAAGAACGAGGCGCAATGCGCGAGCACATTGTCTGGCTCACTAAGGAGCTGGAGGACACCAGAACCAAGCTCAAGGTAAGGGACGAATTGCTGTCTGAGTTGCTCGATCCAGATCAGCTTGGTCACGCAGTCACTAACGAGGTGCGTGGTCGCATTTACACACTTTTGCACTTACAGGAAAACAACTAATGATCAAACTACGCCCATCGGCAGCCACGCGCTGGCTCTCTTGTCCCGCATCTGTAAGGCTTTGTGCAGACATCCCGTATCAGCCAGCAGGAGAGGCTGCGCAGATCGGTACTGCAATACATGAGGTGGCTGAGACTGCATTCCTTACTAACTCAAGCCCCTATGACTGGGTAGGTAAGACCATCAAGGACATTGTGATCACAGAGCAGAACGCTGACTTTGCAGCAGCTCATGTGAACCACATCAGGGACTTGGAGTTAAGACTTGGCACATTGAAGGTCGAGCAGTATGTAACCGTGTACAAGGACAAGGACATCGAGCTGGGTGGTACTGCCGATGTTGTGGCATGGAACGACGAGAAGTCAACCTTAGTCATTGCTGACTTGAAGACTGGCAGAGGCTATGTGGACGCTGACTCAGACCAGATGAAGATATATGCCATCGGTGCAATGCGTCACGCAAAGATTGAATTCAGCAATATCGAGCTGTCGATCATTCAACCGCATCACGGTGAACCCCGTACACACAAGATCACATTTAAAGAATTAAACGACTGGGCTGAGACGCAGTTAACTCCAGCCATACAAGCCATAAAGAAGGGCGATACAGAACCCACACCAACAGAAGATGGTTGCCAATGGTGTCCAGCAAAGGCAATCTGTCCTGCGCAGCGTAAAGGTTTCGAGGTCATTGCTGCCACACCAAACCTTGCTGTGATGTCTAAAGAAGAGATGAAGTCTGTGGTTGTGACGCTATCACCAGAGCAGATCGCAGACCTGCTAGAACGCGCTCCATTGGTGGAGAAGTTCATTGATGCAGTCAGAGAACACGCTGTCACTCGCATCGAGGCAGGTGAAGTGATTAAGGGCTGGCAGATGCAACCGAAGCGTGCATACCGCAAGTGGATTGACGAGGCAGACGCAAAGAATCAATTACATGACGCTGGTATCCCTGCGGATAAGTTGGTCTCTAGTGAACTAATTAGTCCATCTGAGGCAGCCAAACTCTTACCCAAAGAATCAAAAGACCTCATTGACAAGCTCACACGCAAGGAGTCTAGTGGTCTCACCCTTGCGCGTGACTATTCTTTAGGTCAATAATCCATTCCCCCAAACCGTTGCCTTGTGCAACATAAAAAACGAAAGGCTCAAATGCTTAATCTTTCATCATCATCTGGCGGTGGTAACTACATCCGCTTTATGCCATCTGCTAACGCATGGCTCAACTCAAACAAGGAGGAATTCACACCAAAGAAAATGGTTGTGGATACAGCTTCACTTCAAACAGGATGGATGCACCTAGGAGAAGGTGTGCGCGACTGGCAACCAGACGCAAGTCTTGGAAAGAAGGGTGCTCAACCGTCACCAGACCACAAGCGCGGTTTCTCTATCAAGTTCTATAACAAGGAGATGGGACTCGCTGAGTGGTCAGCTAACGGCACAGGTCCAAACATGGGACTTGAGAAACTGTGGAAGGCAATCGAGGCAGGTCAAGCAGCCAACGCTGGCAAGTTACCCGTGATTGAGTACAAAGGATCGACGCTAGAGAAGATCGGCAAAGGGACAACAAGAATCCCTAACTTCGATGTGGTGTCTTGGATTGATCGTCCTGCTGGCATGGACGCGGTGGACGATGGCACGCAATCCTTTGATAGCGACGGCAAGATCAGCATGGCAGCACCAGCTCCAGCACCAAAGGCAGCGCCTAAGACTGCAATGGCTCAGGTAGTCGAAGACGACGAGATGTTTTAATGTCGCAAGATTTTGAATCAATCAAAATGCACATAGAACTTAGAGTGCAAGCTATGGGCTGGGCTATGCGCATTGCTCCAAAGGGATGTGATCTTGAAGAAGTTAAAAGACTTTCTGATGAGATTTACAAATTCATTTTGGGCGGTGCAGAAATAATTAAAAAAACATAACCTTAAAAATTACGGGGCTGTTTAACCGCAGCCCCGTTTTTTTTCCTCTATGGAAAACACACAAGAATTTTGGATGCTGCTTCTTATTGCGTTGGCTCAGAGGGTCTACGAGTTGGAGCAGAGATTAGAACAAATAGAACAAGGACAAGAATGCAAGCCGAACAAATAGCGCAAGCGCTTGGCAACGCAAGACGAGTGAACGGGCAATGGATGGCGAGCTGTCCTGTAAGCAGTCACGGGCAGGGTAACGGGGACAAGAATCCAAGTCTTTGCGTATCAGAGACAGACGAAGGTAAGCCACTATTTAAATGCTTTAGTGGGTGCAGTCAGGACGAGGTGTTCCACGCAATCAAAGACTACGGGTTGCTGAAAGACCTACCGAACCCGATGGACTTCCTCACCCAGATCAAACCGTTACCAAAGCCTCAAGAACCTGTGCTTGAGCAGGAGTGGCACTACACAGATGAGGATGGCGTAGTCCAGCACATAAAGCAGAGATACAAGACCTTCGACGCAAAGGGGAAGACATACAAGCAGTACCGCGTGGACGAGAACGGCAGACGGCACGCATCAATGACGGGTGCGAACATAGTCCCGTACAACTTGCCAGAGGTTGACTTTGCTAGGAAGACTGGCAGAACTGTCTTCTTGTGCGAAGGCGAGAAGGCAGCCGATGCTCTCAAGTCTTTAGGCGTAGTGGCAACCTGTACGCACAACGGTGCAAGCAATTTCCCAGAAGATGTAGTCAAGCACTTAGTCGGACTCACCATCGCAATAGTCCCTGACAACGATCTGGTCGGCTGGGAGTACGCAAGGAAAGCAGTTGCAGCTCTCAAGGCGGTTACAAAAAGTATCCGAGTGGTTGACCTTGGGTTACAAGAAATCAAGGAGGATGCATTCGAGTTCGTCTACAAATACTACGGTGACAAGGACAGGCTGGTTGACCTGACAAAAGCCACGCAAGCAATAGCATCTGAACTAGATGTAACGACTCCTGCAAGATTAAATAATTCTGCTGAGACGCCAATTACAGAAGAGTTAGAGCTTCCACAAGCACCACTACAACGCGAAGGATTCAAGCTCGAAGCGTGGGACAGCATCGAGGACGAACCAGTCGAGTGGCTAGTGCAAGGAGTCATACCGCAACGCTCATTCGTTGCTCTGTACGCACCGCCAGCGAGTTTCAAGTCTTTTATTGCTCTGGACATTGCAGAGTGCATCGCAACGGGCAGAGCATTCTTAGGCAACCAGATCACTAGACAAGGTGCAGTCCTATACATCGCAGGTGAGGGTCATGGCGGTATCGGGTCAAGGATCAAGGCGTTGAAAACGCATCACAGCACGCCAGTTGGAGCGCCAGTCTATTTCCTACGCAGACAGGTCAACCTTCGGTCAAGCAAGACAGACCTCCAAGACTTAGTGAACGCAATAGATGACTTGAAGGCTATGAACGAGATCAACTTTGAGCTGATCATCATCGATACCTTGGCTAGAGCATTTGGCGGTGGCAATGAGAACGCAAGTGAGGATATGGGTGCATTCATTACGGCTGCTGGCGCTATACAGGGACGCTACGAATGCGGTCTGCTGGTGGTGCATCACGCTGGTAAGGACGCAACCAAAGGACTCCGCGGTCACTCTTCCCTGCTAGGCGCAGTAGACACAGAGCTGGAGATCATCAGGATCGAAGGCGCTCAACCGCCAAAGGGAATCCTCCACATCAGCAAACAAAAGGATGGGGAAGACGGGCAGCACATAGGGTTCAGAATGGTTGAGGTAAGCACCAGCAGACTCAATGTCGCTGACACATCCAGTCTGGCGGTGGAGGCTGACGATCAAGCCATAAACGACAGAAAAGAGTCCCTAAAACCGCCAGATAAGAAGGGCAAAGGTACTAACCAAAAGATCGCATTGACCTCATTACACGAAGCAATAGCAAAGTTTGGGGAGATGCAAACCATCAATGGGATGCGCAATAAGTGCATAAAGATTGAGCATTGGAGGGTCGAATTTAAGGCTCGACTTGGCAGCGATGTGCATCCAGAGACGCTAAAAAAGGCTTGGCAACGGGTCAAGTTGGACTTGGTGGAAATGCAAAAAGTAGTAATTTATGATGATATGTGCTGGGCTGTGTTTGAGGAGAATGAGGACGCAAAACAGTCCAATTCTGTCGTCAGTTTGGTGAAGAAATGATGTGGGGGGACAGGGACAAATGGGGGACAAATGGGGGACAACAGAAAATGCATTTGTCCACTCCAAAAAGGTGGACAGATGGATGGTGTGTGTATGTATACACACCATCTGTCCCCTTTGGATATGTCGGAGTTTTTAGATTTTAAGAATTGGAGAAAAAGATGGTTAAGAAGAGTTTGAAGAAAGTTGTTGGTGGTCTAAAACAGCCAGATTTCCCTATGAATACTTTCGAGGTATTTATGAATTCGAGGTTAGTTGAGCTGTCTGTGGTGAAGAGACAGCACGAAAAGCGTTGGGGCATCAATCGGTTGATTGAGTTGGTCGACTCAGAGTTTCGGATCAAGGTGTGGCGACAGGCTGAACGAGTGTTCGAGGCTTCGGTGTCCAGAGATGAGGTGAAGTTGGATCGAGCTGTCGGTGGGATGGTCAAGGCTTATGCAGCGCTCGAAGCGTGGGCGGTCGAGAACGGTGTGCCTGAGATGCCAGCGATAGTTGCAGTTGAGCATGAGATGCAAGATGGGTCGGTGATGGTGGTCGTTGGTACACATCACGACGCGACGCTTTACCAACAGTTCAGACCTGATGTCCAGAACAGACACATCTGGACGATGGAAGAGCTGGAGTTGATCATGGACTCTCCAGTCATCAAGGACACGATGAAGATAAAGGCGCTGATGCCGTGTGCTGCAATGGTCAGACTGGACAAGGATGCGAAGGAGTTTCCACTTGGCGGTGCGACAGGCTTTGATGATGTCAAGTCGGACGAGCTGGAGGCTTCGTCGTTGCCAAAGGTGTTCGATACAAGCAAGATGCGCAAAAATACGGCTAACAGGGCTTTGGAGGAGATTTAGATGGCTGGAAACAAAAAGAAGGTTCACGACATTGCGTTACTGAACACGCTGCCGATTGAGCAGATCACGAATATGTTTGAGGCGGGAATGAGCGAGACGAGGATATGTGTGGCTCTTGGTGTCAGCAAGAAGGCGCTGACTGAATGGATGGACTCACCAGCACAAGAAGGCTTCTTGTCTCGCGTGCGTGCGCGAGCAGCCGATCATATCGTAGGACAGATGATCGAGATTGCCGACGATACAGACATTGAGGAGGTCAACAAGGCGCGTCTGCGCGTCCAGACGAGACAATGGGTGGCAGAGCGCTGGAATCCAGCCTCATACGCTCAAAACAAGATGCCTAGCGTGCAAGTGAACCTGTCTGGCATGAGGCTCGACGCATTGCGACGCATTGAGGTGGTTGAGGACATATCCACAGAAAACAGCGCGAAGTTGTCCTAGTTGTCCACAGTTGCGTGGAAACTGGCGAAGTTATGCACAAAAACGCTTACAAACCTGTGGATAACAGTAAAATAACTTTACATAATGAACATAGTGTAAAGCAGGAAAATACGACGATATGCGTTTATCTAGTATTCATGCGCCATGCTAGTAGAGTGGTCACTCACTAACCGATTCTGACTGACTGATTAGGGTTTACCCCCCCTTCGATCTGCGCGACGGGGCGGGCTGAAACTGCACCCCGACAGTTATCGACCTAACCCCCCCCACTACCCCTCCCCACAGCACCACTCACCCCTAAAAAAATAAAAAAAATCAAGGCACAATCCTGACATGACGACAGAATCAACTGCACCAGAAAAAAAGAAACTACACCCCGATGTGGTGGCAAAGATAGACCGCATCCAAGACAAGAGGGAAGACGAACTCAGCAAGAATCCCTTTGTTGCGTTCACCATCCGCTACAAGAACAATCCCGTCCTCTTCGTCAAGGAAGTCTTAAAAGCCAACCCCGACACTTGGCAAGAGACCTTCCTCACCCACATCGCCAAGGGCAACCGACGCATATCTGTCAGATCAGGTCATGGCGTAGGCAAGTCCACAGCAGCGAGCTGGGCGATCATCTGGTACTTACTGCTCAGATACCCCGTCAAGGTGGTGGTAACAGCACCCACATCCAGCCAGCTATACGACGCACTCTTTGCGGAACTAAAACGCTGGGTGAAGGAACTGCCTGAGACCTTGAGGGATATGTTGGAGGTCAAGCAGGACAGGATTGAGGTCAAGGAGGCAGCAACCGAAGCCTTCGTCTCAGCCAGAACCAGTAGGGCAGAGCAGCCCGAAGCCTTGCAAGGTGTCCACTCAGAGAATGTGATGCTGGTGGCTGACGAGGCATCTGGTATCCCAGAGGCTGTCTTTGAGGCTGCTGCTGGCTCAATGTCTGGACACAATGCCGTGACTCTTCTGCTGGGCAACCCAGTCCGCTCTAGCGGATTCTTCTACGACACACAGAATCGACTTGCAAATGACTGGGTGACGATGAAAGTCTCTTGCGTTGACTCTCCAAGGGTCTCAGATGCCTATGTCGAAGAGATGAAGTCGCGGTACGGTGAAGAGTCAAACGCTTACAGGATCAGGGTACTGGGTGAGTTTCCAAGGTCTGACGACGACACCATCATCCCGATGGAGTTACTAGAACTCGCAAAGCACCGCGATGTAGAGACATCTCAGCACGCCAAGCTGATCTGGGGTCTGGATGTCGCACGCTTTGGTGGGGATAGGTCTGCACTCTCGAAGAGACAAGGCAACGCATTGATTGAACCCACGAAGACTTGGAAGAATCTGGACTTGATGCAACTGACTGGCGCTGTCGTCGCAGAGTGGGAAGCATTACCGCCAAGCCAGAGACCGCATGAGATCATGGTGGACAGCATCGGTCTTGGTGCTGGTGTCGTTGACCGTTTGAGGGAACTCGGTCTTCCAGCGCGTGGCATCAATGTCTCCGAGTCCCCAGCGATGGGTACGACTTACAGGAATTTGAGGGCAGAGCTTTGGTACAAGGCAAAGGCGTGGTTTGAGGCGCGTGACTGCCGTATCCCCAATGACGAGGAGCTGGTGGCTGAACTGGCGACGGTGAGGTACTTCTTTAGCA